ATAGCATCATGCATCTTTTACTCCTCGCATATAGTACACCAACCATCATAGTCTGTGTCTTGTAGGTCTGTTTCGTTTACATATGGCTCTACTTGCTCAATAATAAATCCTTGTGTAGCAGTGTCCCAATGAAGTTCCATGTTATAGAACTTACCATCAATTGTGATTTTTTGTAACAACAAGGCATTCCGTGCCATATGAGTCTTTTCCATTGACTTGAAATTAACCAAGCTTGGGTCTGAGATAAAGTTACCGCCAGGCACTTTCTCCACGCAAAACTTGCCTTTAACTGAATTATATCTGCCAGTATTCGTGTATGCAACAACCTCCAAATCATGATAACCTTCAGCAAAGTCTTTGAAGTTTACTGTTTGTGCCCACCCAGAATATCTGGAGTTTACACCTTTTGGAAATGCGTTATACACATCATTGCGTGTACCGCCTACAGGAACCTCGGAATAAAACTCCCCATCAATATAAATCTCAACCATATCCACATACTGAGCAGGGTGGAATGCCCAGCCACGAATCTGTCCTATCTGTCCAATACTACTGTTGTATTGAGGCGTCTCTAAAGTAATTTTTAGATTGCTATCTAGATATTGTGCAGCGCTTGGTAAAGAAAAAATACTTAGAGCAACTGCTGTAAATAAAAACTTCATTGTTCACTTCTCCTGTAGTACATGACTACACCATATAAACTAATTAAAAACCAAAACACTTCAATTACAATACTAGCAAGATTTGGAGTATAAATCAAACTAACTGTAACCAAAATAGCTACAAGTAGATTATTAAAACTATACCAAAATCCTTTAGGGTCAATTCTGTCTAATTGAAGAAGTGCATAAGTTACTATTAACAATGCAACTCCAGATAATCCTATTAAGTCAGGTACTGTCATTAAAAATGCCTAATTACACCTGCTACGATAAAAAAGCAGGTTATAAAATTTACTAAAACTACCACTGTTCTGAATATTGCCACTATATCCGCTTCCTGCGAATCGTCGCTAGCCTTCTCACCTAACGACATACACCATAATTTCCATAGTCTACTTAAAGTCAATATATTTACCTTCCCTTAGGGTTTCGTAGCCTTCCAACATTAGCTGGGAAACACTTACTCCCCTTTTTTGAGCCTCTTTCTTGATTTCCTCGCGCTTTTTCTTTTCAACACGAATCTGTATCCAAGCGTCTTTTGCCATTTACTTAAATTCCGAATCTACCATGATTTGTGTCAAACAAGCAGTTAGATTTATCTCCTGATCTGCCACAAATGCTGCTTTATATTGATAATCTGCAATATCGAGTACTAGACGGGCTGGAGATTTAACCTCAGGGAGCAGTATATCATATACCTGCCTAAATATAGCCTGAGGGTCTGTGTCCACATTGTTTGCCACCCATTGTCTCATCTTACGCCAGTCTTTCTCTCTCAGACCCTCTATAAGGGCCTTAGCATTAACTTCCTGGAAGTTACTTAGTATACCCTCATCAATAATACCCCCTACAGAGTACCGCTGTAGCTCATTTAGCACCCTTCTATAGTCAGGAAAATGCTTGTTTAGGAGCTCAGCAAGCACCCTTTGAGAGTACTCTACACCCTCGGTATCTAGTATGTACTCCATCCTTTTTAGGAACTTAGAGGCTAATACAGGGCGATCTGAGGGTGCTAATTTGAAGTCTATTACTGTTGTTCTACTGTGCAACGGGTCTATAAGCCTGTTGGCATAGTTACATGTAAATATGAATCTACAGTTCTCAGAAAAAGTCTCTATGAACCCTCTAAGGGCCGGCTGGACGCTATCTCTGTTCATATAGTCCGCCTCATCTAGTATAACTACCTTAGTCTTACCCTCAAACGATACTGCTGACGCAAACTGCTTAATCTTAGTTCTGAGGGTATCTATTTGCCTACCTTCATCACTACCATTAATAATAATGTAATCACAATCTAGTTCATTACATAACGCGCGTGCAATAGTTGTTTTACCTGTGCCTGCTGTTCCAGCCAATAACAAGTTAGGAATCTCCTTCTTTGCTATAAATTGTGTGAACTGCTTTTTTACACTTTCAGGTAAGATACAATCTTTAATTACTCTGGGTCTGTATCTTTCTACCCACAAAAATTGTTCTGGTGTTGTCATACTATCTCCTATTTGTTAGAAACTTTTTTTGCTCCAAAATATCGGCCATTTTTTCCGAGGGTAAAAAGGTCTAGGAAAAAGTCTCCTTAACATCTGTCGTTTCTGAAAAGTTCAGATCTATCTGCTTACCTTCGTCACCTTTGTCCCAAGGTGCTTTGTTTCCTGGCCATCCATATGCCTTAACATTGTCAAGTACATTATCAGGTGCACTCAAATCATACGGGTCACCTTCAAAATTATCTGCAAAGCCTGGCTCTACAAATGATTGAATCACATCACCATTGTCAACAATAGCTGCGTATCTCCAAGAACGGATTCCAAATCCTAGGTTGTCCTTACGAACATCCATACCCATCTTAATAGTGAACTCTCCACTACCGTCAGGAATAATTTTAACATTTATAGTACCTTGATCCTGTTGCCATTGTTCTGTAACAAAGCAATCATTAACAGTAATACAATAAATATCATCAATGCCAGCGTCTCTAAACTGGCCATATAGTTCTTCATACCCTGGCAATTGCTGGGTAGAACATGTAGGTGTAAATGCACCAGGCAAACCGAAGATAACTACTTTTTTACCTTCGAACAATGTTTGTCTGTTCATTGTCACCCATTCGTGTTCTCCTGTATCCGATCTAAGAACTCTCTTCTTAATCTCGAAGTCAGGAATTACTGGTGTCAATTCCATTACTCTTCTCCTTCATTGAAAGGGTCTATTTCTCCCTTCATTACTTTTCTTACTAAATTAATAGCAGGGTTAGGCCTAGTGAAAATATATTCAATAGTTTCTCCCTCCCTATTTAATTCAACGATCCATCCGTTAGTTGCCTCACGGATAGTTACTTCTAATTTATTCTCGTCCATAGCGACTCCTTATATTGTGGAAGAACGCTCAAGCGCCAACCAATACTTTAAGTCACCTTTGCTACTCTCCAGAAACATAAATTTCTTCTGGGATAAGATAACCGTGTAACCCGAGGGAACAACCTTAAAGTTTTCAACAGCTAGTCTAGCGTCAAATGTCTTATCAGTTGTGCCAATTACCTGTCTAAATGAATTAGACTTAGGCGTAGCAGGGTCTCCTACTGTAACGACTACCTCATTACCATCGCCAATCACGCTTAACATAGGAGCTGCTGTAATAGCTGCTGCCTTAAGGATCATGTCAATATCATCTTTGGATAAATCGAACTGGAAGAAGTTGTCAACTTCAATACTCTTGTCAGGAGCACTAACAATAATGTTAGGATCTGCATAAAAGTATTCAAACTTGGCATTGCCTTTGCTAACTGTAAGACTTTCGTCTCCAAAGTCAACATCAGTATCTTCCATTACAGTAAGTAGGGAAAGCAGACTATTCAAATCATAGACTGCAAATTCTTTAGGGAACGCTTCCGTAATCTCAGCACGAGCAAATATATTTTTACCTGTGCTAATTGTGGAAAGTGTATTACCCTCACGAACTAGAATGTTCGTGTTAATTGTAGCGAAGTTCTTGAGAACATCAAGTGTATCTTTGCTTAGTTTCATAATATATCTCCAAATTTACCTATACATTATAGGCTCTTACATACTAAAAGTCAATGGTCTATAGGACCAAATTGTTCATATTCTAGGTTCAAAGTCTGTGCAATCTTTTCTGCTAGTTCTTTGTGATTGTTAGCAGAAGGATGTAAAAGATCTCTTCCTAGTTCTCTAATAGAAACTCCATCTTGTGGTTTGGTATTTCTAACAGGATCTACAAAAGTTTTGATGTGGTATTTCAATTTTTCTTCCCATGTCATATTGTCATCTATAACCATGTTCCTTCCTACAGAAGTATCATGGCAGATTAATGTTGTGGGAGGTAAATCCTTTGTGATGTGATTATTATTGATACAGTCTTCTGACATAATCATAGCATGTATCAAAGGTATATCTAACACCTTACACAATTCAAATTGTGTTCTAAAGTGTACGATATGCTGCCAACGAGATATGCCACTGGCATTGTACTCCCTCCACATCTTATACAAAGGGTCGTTGGGTGTTATTGCTGCACCTACAAAATCTAAGTCTTTTATTCTGCCTCCTTGATTAGCAGACACGCCTACATCATTCATAGACATCCAAGATATAAATCCTGAGGGAGGGGTTATCCAATGTTGTGATAACTTCAAGAGATTTAGATTAATGAATTCTATTCTACCTCCATAAGTACCAAATGAATAAACAGGTTTGCCTGTCATTTTTTCAAATGCACTGGCTACAATTTCATCTTGATCTACACCTGGACCTGTACTCATACATTCCAAATCCATAAGATACCATTCTTCGTTAGCACTGACTTCTTCTAGTTCATAGTTATTACGCCAGCCACGAGAACAAAATTTGTATTCAATAGGATCTGCGTTATGCCAATACCAATCTTCTCCTAAAGTTTTCTTTGCCTTCTCTAACCACCAAGGTCTTTCATGTATCATCCAATTGTATGTGGTATCAGGTTGTACATCAAAACAGATGTAACCATCTTTTTCTACAATTTTATCTACGACATTACTCATATTTGAATACAGGTTTTCTTTTTTCTTTGAATGCTTCCCACGATTCTTTTAGATCTTTAGACTCAATACACAATTCCCTAGCCCATATTGCTTTGGATATTGCCTCGTCTTCATGTCCATGTTGCATTTCCCATGCACCAACTTTTGTTCCTTGTACTGCTAGGGGAGCGCATTCTTCTACAATTCTTTCTGCATACTTTAGAGCCACATCTCTGACATCTTCGTTCTCTTTACAAATCTCATTGACTAGTCCTACCTTGTCTCCCCATTCAACATCTTTAACATCGCCTGGAATCATAAATCCCATTGCTTTATTGTAACCAATTTTCTGTGTAAGTTTGATTTGAATTGAAACAGGATTGACTCCTCTTTTACTTTCGTTGGCCCAGAATTTTGTATTAGGATGTGAGATAATTATATCGCCTGCCATAACAAAATTAAAACCTTCTCCTATTGTCCATCCATTTGTTGCAATAAGAATAGGCTTAGGGGTAACCATATCAGAGTCTAGATATGTGCCCATGTTCTCTACTAAGATTCTTTTGAAGTCATCCCAGTCACTAAGATCAGCTCCTGCACAGAAGTTGCCTTTACCTGGTGCTGCTTGTATGATACCTACCCAAACATCTTCATCGTCTCTAAGTCTGAGTATTGCTTCGTTGATTGCTTTGTATCCTAGGATGTCACAATAATTTAGATCTGATACAAAGTCTAAATTTATAATTCCTACATGTCCTTTCTTTTCGTAAAGAACACGATCCATAATATTTTCCATAATATAAAACCTAAAAGGTTAGTAATTTGCTATTTCAACTCCATCAGAGTCTGTGATAACGCAAGTAATTCCTCTATCAATTAATGTCTGCTTGTAGTTTGATCTAACCGTACTGTGATCTGTTGTACCTGAAAAATCTAAGGCGTCATGAGCAGCTTTATCTGCAAATGTATAGATCACTCTAGTTACAAGCCCATCAATTTCATAAGTCTTAGACACTCCATTGTCAGCCATAAGAGTATCACTCTCACTTTTATTGGCAGAAGAAATGCCTGAAATAGTAGGAAGTTCTGTTTCTTCATTGGGTCTTGTTAATACCCATGTTACTGTATATGCCATTGGATTTCCCTTAATTAATTGTTACTTATCTTATTTATAATACTTTGATTGTTTATCTAATCCAATTGGACAATCTTAATTGCCTCTAATGTACTGTAAGGCGACTTATGTGCTATAGGCTCTTTCTCTTCATCTATAACGGGCCAATCATAGCACTTTTTGGCATTTATTTCGATGAATTCTACCTCCTCAGGTGGGACTTCATCTTCACTCCATATAGCTTCTACAGGACATTCCGGTTCACACAATCCACAATCGATACAATCGTCTGGATTGATTACAAGCATGTTAGGGCCTTCGTGGAAACAGTCCACGGGGCAGACTGTTACGCATTTTGTATCCTTACATCCTACACAGGGGGAACCGACGACAAAAGCCAAGGCCTTACTCTTCGTCTAGGTAATGAAGCGTGGTGCTCTTATCGTGTTCGTTGAGCGCAATAATGCCATAGTGCAGAACCTTTTGTAGATCCTTTCTATAGTCCTCAGGATTGCCCTTCTTACCATATCGTTGTGCATATTTTAGAATGTTGCCTATAGCAAATCCTATACCGTGTCCACAATCACTAATGAACTCTGTGGACTGAAATTTGTTTCGACTGTAATGTCCTGTATAAGTAGCGTCGATATAACGACGGAGCTCTTCTATGAGAGCTCCTTCGTTGAACTTATACTGAGGACTTTTAGCTTTCGCCATCTTCATGTATCTCCTGTTCAGTTTCTTCAGTTGACTCTGCTAGTTCTACACTAGGATCAACCTTGGCATACAAATCAATGAATGCCTCTTTTGTGTCTTCGTCAAACCTATTAACACAAAGTTGGACAGCCTTCTGCTTGTCACCAAACACGGCAAACGCATTTACAATGTGCTCCAACCTACGAGTTGAAATAAGTTCGTCGATTGCACCCTCGTAATATGTCTTACGAATGACATCACTCCAGGTAACCAAGTGTGTAGCGAAGTCCTCGTCTACATTGTTGACCTTATCCATTTTCTTAAGGACAATCTTTTTCTCGGTTGCCATAGTAGGGTACTCCTGCTCCACGGTAATTGCAAACCTTTCTAGGAATGCCTCGTCGAGGATGTTGGCTGAAATGAATTTGCCATCGTCTGAACCTCGACCCTTTGTGTTAGCCGTTGCTACCAAGTTAAAACCGGGAGCAGGAGTTACGGTTTCGCCAGTCTTCTTGTTGAAGTAAGGCTTCCCCTCAAGGATGGCTTGTAAGCACATCAGCTTGTTCGAACCCCTATCCACTTCATCAAGTATGAGAACAGCGCCCCGCTTCATCGCGGTGAGGACGGGCCCTTCTCTGTAGACGACATTACCGTCAACTAGAGTATTTCCACCGATTAAATCATCCTCATCAGTTTCAATACTAATATTTACTCTTATAGCCTCACGCTTAAGATTAGCACAAACCTGTTCTACCATTGTAGTCTTACCATTACCTGATAAGCCTGAAATGAATATTGGGTAAAACATGCTTGAGCTTAAAACTTTTTTCAAGTCTTTGTAAAAACCAAATGGAACGAATGTAGCGTCCTTCTCAGGAACTAGATTCTCGACATCAACTCTAAGCTGGGCTTGTACCAACTCTTTAGGTTGTGTCTCAACCACTGCCAATGGAACCTGTTGTGTTGGTTCAATTGGTTGTGCGTTAGCCACTTGGCCACCAAACATTGAAGTCAGGTTATAGACACCTCTGTCTACTTTGACTTCAGGTTTTCCGTTAACCAACCACGCTGGGAAACCTAGGCCAATGTCCTTGGCAGTTTCAATGATTTGTTTACGGGTAAAAACACCAGTACCGTTGTCCTGTGACTGCAGTGCCTGGATTAAGTTTTCTCTATCTATTGCTTTCATAATTTAAGTCCTCACTATTTAATTATTTAATATACCGTTATTATGCACTCTGGCGAACCAAGAGTCAAGCATTTTTTCAAAAGATTTCAACATTTTTATGCTACTAACTCTATGATTTGGTTGAGGAAAGTTCTAGAAGTCTTCTTTCCTTTGTTAAAGTTTCTAAAACCTCTCAACAAATCGCCTTTCTTGTTGGATTTTACCACCAATTCTTCGTTACCTACCTCAAGATCTTTCTGTCCTTTGAGTAGGAACCTAGCGTCGTATCCAAATGCTGGCTCTACGACTATAAACTTGTTCTTGAGTACTTCTTTCCAAGTAACTTCGATGAAATCTGTAGGCATCCAATGTTGTGGTTCTTCGCCTACCATCCAGTCTGTGG